TCTATTCTATCTATACTTAATTTTTCATTATATCCATTTTCCATTGCCCAATTATAAAACATCATAAAATCTTTTTTCCATTCATCGCACATCTTTATTCCTCTTCCTCCATAAAGATGGAATTCTGGATATTTTTCATAATAACAACGTTCTTTAATTTTAGCATATATTTTATATAGTCTAGTTTTTGACATTCCATGACTTTTTCTAGGATTATTAATTTTAAAGTTATGTTCTTTTAAAATTTTATCTCTATAACATCCACAGCTTTTATAACCTCTATTTTCTAACAAGCTCCTATGACTTCTTATAATTTCTTTTCCACATTTACACTTGCATTTCCAATAATATTGATATTGTTTATATTTCTTTTCTTTATGAGAAAATTCTATTACTGTCAAATCATCAACTACCATACCTGTTAAATCCTTCATATTATCACCTCAAGTATATTATATCATAAAATACCGTTTAGTGTAATACCTTCTTGTTACAATTTAAATTAAAACTTAGCCTTCACCGATTTTGTCCGAAGTTTACTTATACATTTCTGTATAAGGAGGCATCACTCTACCTTGAATAAGATCCTGTGACCTTTCATCTTTTCCACCAAATATATAAAAATAATTAGTAACATTACCTTTTGTTACTATTAATAGATTGTCTGCTCTTTTATCTTGTATATTATATCCTCTAGCTTTTAACATTAATTTAAGCCAAAACAGTACATTTCTTCTAAATGAGCCTATTGTTTTACCGCACATACCAGCGTTTTGTCCATTAAACTTTTCCATGACAAATACAACATAAGCTAGTGACATTGATACAGTTTTTCCTGAACGTATAGCTCCATCTGCTATAATTCCATCCATATCATGTACTGGTGAATTGTCCATCCACCATGTAAGGACCTTCTTTTGTTTAGTGGAAAATGGTTTAAATTTTATAGTAGCTTTTTTCACTGTATGGACTTTATTTTTTATTTTGGACCATTTCTTTTTTAAAACATCAAGCTTATTCATCGTTCCATACCTCATCTGTCGCATTGTTTAAAGCTTCTATAAATCCATCGTTTTCTACTTCTTCTTGTGTATTATCATGTTTGTTCATTTCCACTTCCAGTTTAAGCATTTCTATATCAAGTTTAGTTTTTACACTAGTAGGTAATAAGTCCATTCTATCTGATAGCCATTGCAATGCTTTCATTTTGTCTTGTAGCTTTATTTTTATTCCGTCTCTGCCTTCTGATATCTCACTTATTAAGCTTCCATCTACTTCGCCACTATTTTTAAGGCTTATAGTATTTTTAGTGTATGTTCCATATTCGCCTTGTACTTCCTTACTATTGAACTCTAAGTAATCTGTTATATCTGCAAAAGCTATATCTATATACTTTTGAAATATATCATCTTCACTTAACATAGCTCTATTAAGTTTATTTTTCTTAAGCTTTTGTATTTCTAATTTGATACAAGGTTTTACAAGAAGCTTATATCCTTCTGAATTAGCTACATCATACTTGCATTGATAAGCTTTCTGATAAGCTTTGGTAGCATTAAAACTCTTTATATAATAAATACAGAAAAGCTTTTGCTTATCAGTAAGTTTAGTATTTTCTAATATTGACTCCACTTCATTAAAATCAGTCTGTTCTGTATTCTTCTTTTTAGCTACTTTTTTATTAGTTACGTTCCTTTTATTCTTAGGTAACGTTCCTTTTATTTTTTCTTCCCATTTGTCTTGAGATTTCCATTTCCTTATCTGAGTATCTTTAACCCCAAGCTGCGTAGCAATATCCTTGAGTAAGATTTCACCGTTATTTAATTTATATATCTCAAATGCTTTATCTCTGTTTGGACTTCTTACCCTTGCCATATCACCACCCCATTATCTTTTCTATTTAAGCATCTTCCTCATTTCCATTATAAAATTCTTCAAACTCTTCATCATTAGCTATAACTCCAAAGTAATAGCACTCGTGGCCAAAATAAATATGAAATAAAGGTATAAAGCAATATATTATGCATTTTCACAGTAGACATATTTGCCACACATCGCAATCCTTGTTCTGCTAAATATTCATTAATTCTTAGAAAATATAATGCAAATGATATTAACGATACTATTACAAACGCTAAATATATTTTAAATATCATTTTATTTGCTCCTTTTGCTATTTATATTTTTATTTCTATATTTTAGCTTTCTTTTGTCCGACTTAGCTTCTATTAATTCCTGAACTAATCTTATATATTTTTCATCATTACTTACCCTCGCATGACTGGTCAATAGATACAAGTTTCTAGTTTTAGGCATCTTTTTTCTTATGCAGTTATCTATTACTGTTTTAGCGACATTAAAACCATATATATGGGAATGTCCTTTTATAAATGGCTTCTCAGTGTTATATACAACATATCCTTTCTTTACTGCTAGTATTATGTATTCTTTTCTTTCATACACTTTCTTTGCTCCATCCGTTTTATCAAAGTTTGGTATTTCCTTCATAATGTCATCATATTTGTACAATTCCTTTGGAATTTCTATTGTAGGTTTTATAACTTCATCTATTTCCTTCCATCTTTTCACCATATAATCACACCTTCATACAAAATAAAAAGAACACTAAATTATTAGTGCTCTTTGTGGGAGTAATGAATAAAAAACAATCATTAGAAGGTTTCCAGAGTTGCACTGGATAATACTCATACCTTCATATTGCACCCAAATCAATGGGCGCATTAAAATGGAATATAAAATCTTAAAAAGTTTAAAATTAAAGATATAGTTTAAATATAATGTAAAACAATAAGTAATTAATAATACTAATTGATATATAGATTTTTTAACACACAATATATATGAATATTTTGATTTTATCACGGTTTACTCCGGAGGTTTTTTACAATAGGCCTCTTATTGGTTTTAAAGTGGCTGTCTCACTTCTACTACTATGTTTTAATATATATATTAGTCGCCCTCATGAGTTGAACATGAGTATATACTTGTTTCATATATAGTCGACAATTTAATAATCTACTTGTATATAAATCCCATAGCAACATATTGGGAAGCCAGCACCTCTGCTGTTATGCTTCCCGACAGAACTTAATTTTTAAGAATGTTATTCTCATGTCTCCAGATAGTGTGGTTATCTGACCAATCTTCCTACTTTAAATATATCACACATAAATAGTACACTTCTATCAACTCTTTATATCTAAAATGGTGGCTTATCTTCATAATATACGTAAAATTTATGTAAGTCTTCATAAGAATATACTCCATAATAACATTTTTCGTATTTCTCACCGTTTAAAACAAATCCATCAACTCCATCAAAAAAGATATATACATTTTCAAATTTATCTTCTATTGAAAATACAATTTCTTTTGGAACTCTATATCTTATAAAGCCATCTTTTAAAGTATAATTATCAAAAGAATTGTGTTTAATATATAGCTCTACATCTCTCATTGTATTATTAGATTTTCTTTTGCTTTCTTTTTGCTTAGTTTCGTATAATGTAAATTTTGCATCATCTAATTCTTTGACTTTTATTGTTATATCTTCCTTCAATAAATCATTATAAAAAGGCTTATACTTTGCTATATAATACTTTTCAGCGAAATCCATATCTGCTTTTGTAAGGAATGAATGATACTCAATTTTTTTTGCTTTCTCATAGCATCCTTCTGGTAAATGTATATGATTACTCAATCTTTGCTTTAAATTACCAGCTTTACCAATATAAAGAATTTGTCTATTATCTCCAATTAATCTATATATACAGTTTCTCATTGCTTTGCTCCCCTATTTTATTTTTTCTAATATTTTTCTATGCTTTTTATGTATTCCATTCCAACTGTAATTCATCAAAACACATAGTCTTTCCCACGTATATCCGTCAATATATCTTAACCTCATTATATTTCTATCTACTGCATCTTCCAATTTATCTATTGTATTTTCTATTGCCCTTTGTTGCTTAAGTAATCTTATTTGTTTTTCATGGTATATATTAAGTAGTTCTTCTATTTCTCCTAGCAATGCTCCTAATCTATCATTTTCAAAACTTCCACCTTTTGGCATATCATCTATTATCATACTTTTAATGCTTGTTTTCTTTTCTTCTAGGTACTCTATTTTATCCTTTATAATATCTAATTCTCTTTTAGTTTCTATGTATTCTTGTAATTCTCTTTTCTCCATACTCCCTCAACTCCTCTTACTTATAATATCCTATGTTTATTCTTTGGATAGTTCTTTGAAGTTTGTATTCTATATGTTCTTTTAGCTTTTCTTTTGAGTTGTAATCCTTGTTACTTGATAGATACAATATTTGATTGATTAAGATATTTACATCTGCAATTTCTGATATAGTATCATCTGATATTTCTCTGCCATTTGCTATATCCTTTGATATTTCCCTTGTCAATTCTCCCAGTTCTTCAATTAGTTTTAACTGTTGATTTCTAATTTTAAATGTATCTGCTATTTCTTTTATAGCTCCATTAATTTCTTCTATATTCATCTATTCATCCTTTCCCATTAGCATTTTTATATATTGTATTTCACAACTTTCTTCATCCTCAAAATTAAGTTCACAATTCATACAACCTATTCCCTCTAAATCATAAGACTCATTGCAGAATACTTTAAATCTTTTGTTTATCAAATCAACTAATTGTCTTTCTTTGCAGCTTTTTCTTTTAGCTCTCATATTTTACCCTCCAACACTTTGTAACTTTTATTATGATTTATATTTAAATATTTCCAATATAGTTTTTTACCTTTGAATTTTCCACATGAATATTTATTATTTAAACAAGATTTTTTTATATTAGTATTACTGCCTTCTTTTACGTTATAGAATCTTTTAGCTTCTGCTACTGAACTAAATATATGCTTCGTCGTTAAACATATTATTGGTCTGTTTATAACTATAGTTTTGCCTAGATTGTTTCTTATAGCTGACTCTCTAGCATTTTCATGTTTTGTTACAAATTTGCATGTATCTTTTGAATAAACTTTATTTGAATGTTTTCTAATATCTTTATCTAATTGATAATCCTCTCCGTTTTTCCAGTGACCATAATTTTCTAATTGTTGTATATCGTTCCAGAATCCAGATAAATTCATCCATTCCTTGCATACAGTAACTCCATTGCCACCATAATTTTTATATTTTGAATCATTTTCATCATAGCATCTTCTTATCATATCTCTCCATAGCCTAGCTACCCTTTTATGAAGTTCTGATGAGTTTACCCAATTTTTTGGCATATCATTTATATTTCCGTTCTTCAATATTCGATTTGGTTTAAATATATTTCCACTTTTAAAGCATTGATAGTTTTTATGCCTAACTATTGCTCCATCCTCAAATTTTATATCTATATCATAATAGCTATTGTAATTAATAAGTATCATTTTTTCTTTTTTAGATGTATAAGATACTTCTCCTATTTGTACATAATCTGTTGGTCTCTTTATATTTCCTTTTTTAAAATCACTATAACGTTTATTGTATGATATACTTCCATCTTCAAATATGACATCAATATTTTTACAATTCGTATATTTTATTATTTTCATTAAATGACCTTTTGTATTTCTATTTATCTCCCCAATTCTGCTATCCGTATTCATAAAATCAACTCCTTGATTCATTTTCTAATTATATTATATCATACTTTATCATACTTTATCATATAATATAAACATTTATAATAAAAATGTTGTATGTTATAATACTTGTAAGGAGTTGATTTTATGAAAAAGAAAATTACTATTACTCTCGATGAGGAAATACTAGAACAATTAAAAGAATATGCAAAGGAAGAAGATAGAACTATTAGTAGTCAAATAAACAAGATATTAAAAGATTTCTTCAAAGGGAATGAGTAAAATCATTCCCTTTTGTTTTTCTTCTACAAGCCATATTCTAACCCCCTATATTTTTTAACCTCTTTTCTAAAAGCCTCAGTCTTATCATAACCACAACCAAACATCTCAGGACAGAAACCTCTGTAAATACATTCTCTAACCATGCAGCTTGCTAATTCCGGTTCAGTCTTAGCTACCTCATCCTTAACGGCTTGCCACGCCTCCCTAGTTTCAGGAGACGCGCAGCTACATAATCTTTTTCTAGATATATTGATAAGTGCTTGTGCATTTGCTTCAACTTCATGGTTTACTAAACTACCTTGTGGTAAATCATCTCTGTTAATTCCTGTACGGTCAGTTCTTTGAGTTTTAACAAAGTGGTCTATACCAAATTTATGTCTAACAAAATGCACAGAAACCCAAGATTTCAAATCATACCAACGCCATTCAAATTTTAATTTTCTTATTGGTGAATGCTCTGATAATATCAATTGTCTTTTCCATTTACTATCAGGGTATGCTCCTGTATTTTTTCCTATTGTATTCATAGTTGCGTCCTTAACGTCTTGCCAATTATCAGCATGTTTAAATTTATCTATTTTCATTTCTTTTTACCTCCTCATAAATAATAGGATTAACTTGTAACCCTCTTCTATAATATTCACATTCTCTTTCACAGTTTGGTAATTCCATATTTCTAACTTCTAAACAGCGTTGACAATAATTATCAATTGGACCTTTTAATTTTATTTTCATTATTTCAACACCTTTCTTTTTCCACATTTTGTACATATAACTTTCTGATATTTCTTTTTTCCCTTCTTTCAATCCTATTGTAGTTCTTGCTGCATCTGCTACATCTCTATAAGTTCCTCCGATATCTGTTACAGTTATTTTAGCAACCTCCATATTATTCATCCTCCCCTGTTCCTAATATATCTATGCCTGTTAACTGTCTACAGTAATTTCTTAACTTGTCCAATTGTCCAGTGACTCTACTGTGTTTAGTTTTTAACTCTTGTAATTCTTTTTCCAACATTGCATTTTCCTTTGCAAATGATATATTTTGTTTTTCTAAGTAAGTATTTGCTAGGCTTAACTCTTTATTTGCATCTAATAGATTTTCGATTGTGTCTTCTTTTACTTCTATATCTTCCTTTAATTTGTTGCTTCTTTCTCTCCAGAATTCTATTATTTTAAGACAATCTTTATTTGTTTCTTGTGCTCTCTCTAATTCTTCTGTAAGGTCATTTATATATTTTCTATTTAATAGCATGTTTAAATTCCCCTTATTTCATCTCTTGATTAATTAGTTCATCTATTACCTCACTCAGCCTTACTACTTCACTGGTCAATCCATATCTAACATATAGACTATTTAATATTTCCCTTAATTGTTCTAGTAACATTTATATCACCCCACTTATTAAAAGCGTATTCTTGCCACTCATATATTTTTTGTAATCTATCTTCTGAATAGAAATCTTGTTCTTGATACCATTCTAATAAATTATTATCATTCTTACTTGAATTTAATCCTCTATCCATGGGTACTAAGTTCCATACTTCATGTTCTCCACCTCGATTAAGTGGTTTTATATGGTCTAAACTTCTTGTGGATTTAGATAATACTTGTCCACTATATGCACATCTAAATTCAAAGAATTTCATACAGTCAAGCCATTGTTCTTTTGTTATTCCATTACCTTGGTTTTTCTTTTGAACTTTTCTTTTATGATGACTATTAAATTTAACAATTTGTCCTTGTGGTGTTTCTCTGTATTCCTTACTATATTCCAATAAACGTTCTCTATTTTCTTGATAATATTTTTTGGATATTTTATTTAGACGTTTTCTATTTTTAATTTGATACTCTTTATGATATTCAGCTATATATTCTTTATTTTCTTGATAGTATTTTTTTCTGTATTCAATCATATGATTTAGATTATTTTCTTTCCATTGTTTATTTCTTTTTAGTGCAGTTTCTTTATTCTCTTTGTAATATTTTTTTTGATTTTCTTTTATAGTATCTTTGTGTTCTTCATAATATTGTTTTTGGTATATCTTTCTTTGTTCTGAATGATTTTTTCGGTACTCTTTACAACTTTCCAGTATCTTTTCTTTGTTTTCTTTGTAATATTTTTTACGACGTTTATTATCACATCTTTTACATTTACTTTGTAATCCATATTTTCCACATTTGTTCTTACTAAAATATGAATTATTTGCAACTAGCCATTCACCACATTTAGTACATTTTCTAAAAACATAAGGTATATTCACAAAACCACCTCTTTTCATTTGATAGTCAAATAAGAATAGGGAACTACACTGGTATTGCATAATCCCCTATTTAGTTGTTCACCTATCTATAGAGTATTTATATAGTCATCCATGGTTATTTCTTTGAATTTATTTGGATTTGAAAGCATTTTTTCTTTAGCTTCTTTATAGAATTTTTTATCTATCTCAAATCCATAAGAATTTCTTCCAAGCTCTTGTGCTGCTCTTAAGGTTGCTCCACTTCCTGCCACTGGATCTATTACAACATCTCCTTCATCTGTAAATATTTCAATTATTTTTTTTAATACACTTACTGGTTTTTGGGTAGGATGTATTTTAGGATATTGCTTTGGATTGTCCCTTTCCCAGTTAATCCAATTAAAAATCATTTTACCTGTTCCTCTAATCGGTTTACCTGTCTCTTTATCTATTTTTCTTCCGTTATTAAACTTAGGTAGTTTGTCTCTATATAATACGACTGCAAATTCAGTAGCTCCAACTATTCTCATGTTTGCTTTTAATACTTGTGAAGAATAATTTTTTATAAAAAATAGTGGGTAATTATTTTTAAATCCATGTTTTTTTCCATATGCTATAACTATTGGTATTTGTTCAAAACTGCAAAATACTATCATAGCTGGTGCTTTTCCTTTTTCTTTAGGCTCTTTTATAAGTAATCTATTACAAAAGTGAAAATATTCAGCTATATTAAAATTACTGTCTGTATTAAAAAACATCTTGCCTGCTTTTTCGCTTTCCCCGTTCTTATTATCTCCTCCTATATACCATACCGGACTACTACCATAAGCATTGTTTCCTATATTATAAGGTATATCTGCTATTACTAACTGTGCTTTCTGTATTCCATATCTTTTATAGTTCTGAAAATTATCATTGTATAATTCTGTTTTAATCATTTCTATTACCCCCTTATCCCCAAGTACTCTTTTATTACCTCTATTGCATCATCTGCACTCCAGCAAACCTTGCACATATATCCCTGCTTATATAACCAATCTAGCCATTTAACTTGTTCTATGGTACATTTATTCTTTCCATATTTCATCTCTATATATAAGCCATGTTTTCCATTTTTAGCAACTGGTAAGCAAAGGTCTGGGCATCCACGTTTTGTTCCAGTAGCTTTTAATTTTTTTGCTTCTGCTTTATTTCTATAACCACCATTAGGAATTGCATAAATCCATTTTAATTCTTCATATTTACAAGACTGTAAATTACACCATTGTATTAAAGTTGCTTGTTCTAAATCTTCACCTTTCATATTTGCTTATCTCAGCCTCCCTAGCTATATTAATAGCCATAGTTATCGCTTCATTTAAGCTATAGCCTAGCTCATAGTAGAATTTAGCAAACTTTATAACCTCTTTCATCTAATCCCCTCTAACAATCTATGATAAACCTTATATAGTTCAGCATATTTGTTTTTATTTAATAAATCATGCTCTATCCTTTTTACCTCAAGTTCTTTTATCATTTTTTCTAGGTCCTGTAGCATTTGCATATTTCTTATTTGTAATCCTGTTAATTTCATTAATTTATTTCCTCCGCACTTAATAATTTTCTTTCGTATTTTTTATTTAGTGTTTCAGTTACTATCTATTTAAATTTACTAATTTACTTGCCCCTTTAACATCACCAGTTAAGAACTCAAACAGCTCATTTAATCCCCTTTCCTCTTTAAATTCTTCAATCCTTATAACAGTTATGATGTCATTTAATTTAAATTTCCCGCTAATATATCTATCTACATCATATCCATCAGATTCAGGATCATTTACCCATTCTTGGATTAAAAACTCTAAAATTTCTTGCATTCGTTTATTATCCTTTTCTTTGTTTTTATGTCCACTCGACTCATCGTATTCTATGATTAAGTTACAATCAGGGATGTAGTAATCTAATCTATAGTTTAATACAGGATACTGGCGATATATTTGCTCCTTATCAAACCACGCTAATAGTATTTTATCTATCAATAATTCTTTTCTTGTTGATGTCGCTGGTAATATTTCTAGGTTAACTTTGTCTCCTCCTAGTTTCTCTAACATATAACAATATGCTGATATATCATGTTTACTATTATTTTTAAGATAATTTATACATTCATAATTTAGTATATAGTATGGTCTTTGTTGGTTTTGTTTGTCTATGTATTCATCCTTTTTTATACCAACATTCTCAAGTGATTTAATTTCTTTTCGTATACTAGCCATAAAGTTGTCGTGTCTTACTGCCCCTTTATTTCCTTCTTCCTCTCTAAATTTATTTATCAAGTCTACTACTTCTAAAGATGTCATTGTAATTTCTATACTTAATAAGTTCATACAATCAACTCCTTTTAAAGTAACTTTTATTTAACTGTTAATAACCTCTTTTGTTATTGGATCATAACTCCATACTCTAACTTCATCTTTTGCTCTTCCATCTATAGTGCATCCACATTTACATTGACTAATAACTTTAGCTTTATTGATTTTTATGTATAGCATTGTGCCTTGGCAATGAGGGCACACATTTTCTTTAGCACCAACAATATTTTTCATTAGTTTTCATCCCCTTAACTAATTTTCTTTTTATCTAGTTTTTTTATTGCTTCGGTTATCGCTGCATATACATTATGTTTACTCACGCCTAATATTTTGCCTGCCTCAGCTTGTGTTAGTCCTTTGCCAAATACTAAATCAACACACTTCTTTTGTCTCTGTGTAAGACAACTTAAATCCGTTGTTACTACATCTATATCTCTGCGTTTTCTAGTTACTAGCTTGTCCAAGTCCAATATTTCTATATTCTTTCCGTTCAAAATATCTTTTAGATTTTTTAATGCTCCTTTTTCTATTCTGTGAATTTGTGCTTGGCTTGTTTGTAATTCTTTTCCAATCTCTGACTGACTTTTTTCTTCGTAGAATCTTTTTATTATTACTAATTTTTCCCTTTCTGGTAGCTTATTAATAGCATTAGGGATATCTATTTTGAAAATTATTTGGTCTTCTGATATGCTATTGCTCTCTAATGTTTCTGAAAATTTTACAGCCTTTGTTTTATGTTTAGATGCTTTCATTGTGCTGTCCATGGGAAGTTTACCCTCCATAAGATGTAATGTCTTTGTAATTTCTTGTATTGTTATTCCCATAATTTCTGACATTTCTTTTAGAGTGGGTTCTCTTTGCATTTTTTCGAATTCTTTTCTAATTTGCTTGATTTGTCTATATTCATTAAAATTTTTTCTTGGAATTCTGAATGGTACATCTTCTCTATGATCTCTTACAGTATGCATTATTTTACCTATTATATTGCTTGTTGCATAAGTTGAAAATTTTATTCCTAGTTCTGGGTCATAATTTTGTATAGAATGTAATAATCCTAGACTCCCAACCTGAATTGCATCATCGTAACTTATTGCTTTACCTTTGAATTTCTTTGCTTGCTTATATACAAGCCCCATATTATCCTCAACAATGCTTGTTACAGCCTCTCTATCGCCATTTTGAGCCTTTCCAAACAATTCAACAATATTTTTATCGATACTCATAATTACTCCCCCTCTACATCTTCTCTATGATTAATCCATGATATTTAATTTTGTTTGCTCCGTATCTCTTTTGATAATATTTATATGTATTTTGTACACTGTTGTAATTTAAATCGTATTCTTCACAAGCTTCCTTCATAGAAGAAAATATTCTCTCTTCTCCTGCATACTTGTTAATTACTCTAATTTGTCTTCTCTTGAAAACTCTTCTTTTTTTAATTGCCTCTAATTCTTTTCTGACTTTTATATCATAATTAGCATTTTCTTCGTTAATGACAATCATTTCTGCTTCTGTTATTCCTCCAGTTGCTCTTATATTGTCAATTTCTCTTATTCTTTCTTCTGCTTCCTCTGGATTAAATAACTCTGGTAGCATGTAATTTCTTGAGTCTTTCTTCGGATTTGGGTCTAGTATTGCTGCTGCTAAAGCAAGATAGTTAAGTGATGTATTGTCGTTTGGATCTGTATATTTAGAATGGTATTTCTTTACTGGCATATGTTTGTATTTCATAATTACTCCCCCTTACCAGGGGAAATCCCCTGGATTAAAATTTTCCCTTTTGACTTTCTTTTAGAAGTGTTTCTAGTTCATCAGGATCATATTGTCTAAAGTTTTCATTCCCAGCATTATAATGAAATTTAGTCGGTTTAAATTGAATATTGTTAGTTTTATTGTTTAATGTATAATTATCCTTAATTGCTTTAATAATAAAACCAGTAACATTTTTTACATTTGAACTTTTAGTAATTTGAAGTTTTTCATCTAAATATGAAACATCTTTATCTGCACTTATAAGAGCTTCATATATAGTTTGTATATCTTCATTTTTCAAATCGAAATAAGACTTTATTTTATCAACAACAACAGGTGATACGGTATTTTTTGCTTGTTGTTGTTGTTTTTCTTTTTGTTTTTCTTTTTGTTTTTCTTTTTGTTTTTCTTTTTCCCCCAAGTCTATATATAGACTATCCATAGGGTATCCATACCCTATACAAACATCTATCATATATTTTTTAAAGTCTGGATTTTTAATTT